TCGTACCTAGCCGTGTTTCAAACAATCTTACTCGATAAACCAATCAGGCCGCAACACCATCAATTGATAAAGCCGCCCCGTTGGAATGGTTTTCCAATTGTGTACCGCTGCCCTAGTGATGCCCAATATTCTTGCAAGCTCACTCTGTGAGCCAGCCAATCTGATAGCTTTTTGTTTGTCCATGCCTTAGTATAGCAAAATAAACATTTAAAGATTTGCAAAAAAGCCACATTAGGGAAAGTACTAATAAAAAAACCTTGCTGTGTGTTTAGTTTGATATACAATACACCCATGCCCTGAACTTCTCGGGGTCTATTTAGGAAATCAAATGAACGAAAACCTTATTCCCAACGCCAACTGGCAAACGCAACAACGTGGCACTAATGACCAAGAGTATCAAATTTACTTGGCTTGTGCTGACGATGGCAAAGGCGGTGACATTACCCGCAATGGTCTACCCCTCAAATCTTATGAGGAATGGCTTAACAGCTAATTAACAGGGCTTCGGCCCTTTAAGGAAACACCATGATTGACTACAAACTCAGATACTACTTTGACGATCTCATCACACACAATGATGGCGACAGTTTCGACAAAGTAACAGTTGGCTACGACTACTACCCCGCAGAAAACAATCTGCCCTACGACCACAACACAGCAGAAATTTACGATGTGTTTGTGTACGACCAACAGGGTAATGACATTACCTACGATATGCCCAAAGACCAATCAGACTACATCATGGATGAAGTCAAAACCCACCACGCTCGTATGCTGAAAGAACAAAATGAAATCTAAGATTATTCAAACCATTGTTGAGTGCTTTTTGGCCATCGTCATCTTTGGCGGTTGGGGTGTTTTACTTGCTTGGAGAGGCTAAATGACAGTCGCTAATTTACTGACGTTAAACGTCAACGAACACACAGAGAAAAAAGCTAATCTGACTTATCTGTCATGGGCATGGGCATGGGCTGAAGCACTCAAGGCAGATGCAAAAGCTACTTTTGTAGTAAATATGTTCGGTGACAAATGTTTCATGGACATTAACGGCACAGCGATGGTCTGGGTGACTGTCACGATGTTTGACAAGCCAATGACTTGCCAGCTTCCCGTGATGGATCACCGCAACAAAGCCATCGTCAACCCTGATGCTTTCCAAGTGAACACGGCAATTATGAGGTGCATGACCAAAGCACTCAGTTTGCATGGTCTCGGTCTATACATCTATAACGGAGACGACCTCCCGTCTTTTATAGAGCCTGAGTCAACCATCGAGGAAGGCAGCATGACAGACTTGTTTTTGGCTATTGACAACGCAACAACACAAGATGAACTCAAAATTGCCTACAAAGTTGCTTATGCGGCCTGTGATGGCGATAAAGCCTGGCAGATGAAAGTTATCGCTGCCAAAGACAAAGCCAAGGCAAAACTTTAATGTGGCGCAAAAGGGAAATTATGACTGATTGGACTAAAGAAGAAGACGAAGCCTTTAACGAGGTGGAAAAACAAAGCAACCTTGGCAAGCAAATATTGCAAGCCCAAGGCCAACCCTACTATTGGCAAACAGAAGCGATTAAAACCGCTGTGCTTATAGAGCGTGAAGAATGTGCAAGATTGGCAGAGAAGCGACTTGATTGGGGAACGGCTCTTGCCATCAGAACAAGGGGGAAAATATGATTATCAAACGTGCAATTGCTGTGGAGAGCTTGACCAAGGTTTGCGAGGAAAGTTTAAACCTTATCAAACAATTGATTGACGCTGACCACGCTGTATATGGCAAAGGCTTTGAGGATGGCATGACGGCACAGGCCAAGGTTCAGCAAACACTAAGACCTTGGGTTGACTTAACCAATGAGGAACTAACAGATTTGTTTTACAACAAAAACTTAGGCCAAGAAAGTGCAGTTGGTCAGGCAATTGCTTTATTAAAGGAAAAAAACCAATGATTGAACTTATGGAACAAGGAACAGAAGCCTGGTTTAACATCCGCATCGGCAAAGTAACCGCTAGTCGTGTGGCTGATGTGCTTGCCAAAACCAAAACAGGCTACTCAACCACCCGTGACAATTACATGGCGCAACTTGTCTGTGAACGCTTGACAGGCCAAAAGGGTGAGAGTTTCACCAACGCTGCCATGCAACACGGCACAGAAACAGAGCCGCTTGCTAGAGCCGCCTATGAAGCCCGCTATGACGTTTTAGTTGATGAGGTGGGGTTTGTATCCCATCCCACAATAGAAATGTCTGGTGCGTCTCCTGATGGCCTTGTTGGGGATGATGGCTTGATTGAGATCAAATGCCCTAATACTGCGACACATATTGAGACTTTATTGTCTGAAAGTGTGCCGAATAAATACTACACCCAAATGCAGTTTCAGATAGCTTGCACGGGTCGCAAATATTGTGACCTCGTTAGCTTCGATAATAGACTGCCTACCGAACTTCAGATGTTTGTGAAACGTGTCCCAAGGGATGATATGTATATCAAACTGATTGAAGATGAAATCGTCAAATTCCTTGCTGAACTTGATACCAAAATTGCTCAACTAATGAAAGTAAAAAATGTCTAAAGTCTACGAAATCACCATTGTTTCAGGTAAATACACCAACAAAGATGGCCAAGAGAAATCACGTTATCAAACCATCGGCTCGGTCATTGAGACTAAAAACGGCCTAATGCTCAAACTTGACAGCATCCCACTGCCTGATGGCGGCTGGAACGGCTGGGCATATATGAACACACCTAAGCCTAGAGAAGAATTCAAAGGCTTACCTATTGATGACGCACCATTCTGAGGAAAAGTCATGGACTATGTGAAATTTTTTGACAGAATATTTCCTGAGTTCCCACGGGTCAGGGCAACCGATCCCGTGACTTCCTATGAAGCAGCCGACTCAATCAAAGAAATCGCCAATCAGCACCACATCATCATTTTGGAGTGCTTGCAAAAGCATGGGCCGTTGGGCAAGGATGGCATTTCAAGCCGCACTGATCTTGATGGCAATCAGGTTGCCAGGCGGCTCAATGAGATGAAAATCCTTGGGCTTATTACTTTAACGGGTGAAAAAGTAACATCCAATTCAGGGCGAAATGAACGTGAATGGCAAGCAATTGTCACAAATTAAGCCTAGTATTTCATTGCAACAATTGGTTGCGTTAACGGGGAATACCATGAAACTTGAGATTACTTTTGGCTGGCTTGATTCAGAAAAAATCACTGTAGAAACTAATGACTTTGAAAAGATTCAGATCATTCAGGAATTTATTGAATTCCAAGAAGAGCATGGATGGGCGGTTGACTATGAAGCTGTTGACAGCCTTGAGATTGAGTTTGAAGAAGACACAGAAGAAGAAGAAGCTGCAGAGTAATTGAGTGGGGCTTACTTTGCTAAAAGGTAAAGCCCCACATTTCCTATTGCATAGCCGCCATATACCACCGCCATAGCAGGGTTGCCCTTAAACAATTGCTCAATAGCAATATAGGCATAAATTGCCCCCACAAAAGCGATTAACCAAGCACTCATACTGTTTTACTCTTTATTGTCCCCGTGAGGGCTAAAACGCACTTACGTCAATCACTTCACCCCTGAACTGAATGTAGTCTTCAGTTGGCGAAAAAGCATGAACTAATTCGGGCCACAACAGTTCACCATTAAAAAAGGTCAGCACCGCAAAGCCTGACCTGTGATTGTTGGGGTTTAACTCAGCATAAGTAAACTGAGGGCCATCAGGCTCGGCTAACGTACCCGTATCCACCCCATATCTAACCCCGTTGTAATCGCTAAATGGAGTGACTTTTAAGCTATGCAAATGCCCAGTTATACACGACACCCCCGCATTGACGGTTGCATTATGGGTTGCGTGAATTCCCCCCTTATATCGGTGTTTGACAATCACCTTTGACGTTGGCCAGCAAGCCCAGCAGAACTCCCAATCAGGGATGTGGTCAGTTATCTTAAAGCCTAAAACGTCTTTATATTGTGGGGCGTGTTGTGCAAGTCTATTTGCAAACCTTGAGTCATGGTTGCCCCATGTGTGAATCAGTTTGACGTTGTGGCGCTCGGCTTTGGCGGCTTCTTCAATCTCACCCAAAGCGCCCTGACAAGCCTTTAATTCTTGAATAACTGTAGTGGCGGGCTGGTCAGTTGGATCATGGCGACTAATGGCTGCCCCGTCAAAACTGTCTCCATTTGCGATGACCGCTTTAGGGGATAGTGTCTCAATAGCCCATAGAAGCCCTTTAAAGGCCGTTGATCGTTGACCAGGTATAAAGTGGGCATCAGAAAACACAATGACTGTCCCATCTAGTATCCCAAGATCAATCTGTCTTAACGGGGAAAATGATTTCTGTCTTTCATCGTACAAAGCACCACGATGGTCTGCCGCTGGCAAAACACCATGCTCTTTTTCCATCCTTCGCCTACGATAAGCAACGGCTCGATCAGTCACACATAAAATTTTTGCAATCTTGGAAGTAGATTGATACTGATCCCAAAGTTTAAGGAATTCCTCATCTGAGCAAGCAGTTAGCCCGTTAGTTGAAACCATTGGAATCCTTTAGGAGCAGTTGCTCAAGTCGATTTATTACTCGGTGTTCTTGCTTTTCTATTTCTTCTTCTGATGATTTTGGGTCTTGCGATGCGGCCATTAAATCGTGCAGGAATACATGAAGCACTTCATGTAAAGCTGTGGCTTCTAGAATTTCATCTGTGATCTTTTCACCGCCAAAGTCGCCAAGCCTGTAGGTTGCTAATCGTGCGCCCTCGTTAAACTCAACAGAGGCCATTGCTTGCTTGGCGGGCTTTAATCCCTTTTCAACTCTCCAATCACCAAGGTGAAGAATTGACTGCCATTTCTTTACACAAAGTGCAAAAAACTCAGCATCTTGTGATGTTGGAATATTTGACATTACAACACCTTA